GCGCGGGCAGCCTGCCGACATATCAAAGCCATTGGCGTGCAATGGCCGGCCATGACGCTATCCGCATTCGCGGCGTGGCGCAGTCTATCGTCATTAGCGGCACCCCTACTGTTGGCCAGGCGCGGGACTTCCCGGCGCTCGGCCTATTCCAGCTTGGCGGCGCGCCGGATGGCGACGTAACCGCCGATGCGCGCGGGGATACGGTACCGAATTACCCGAACAGCACGGGCGGCATTTTGCGCCGGATGCTGGAAAGCCTTGGCGGCGCTTTTGTCACTGCTGAATTTGATGAAGATGCTTGGGGCTTTGCCGAAATTGACTTGCCGGGCGTGGTTGGCTTCCACCAAGGCGCGACTGCAACCAGCACATTATCAGCGGTGGAAAGCCTCCTATCAGGCTCCGGCGCCATGCTGTCGGGCAGCCGGGGCGGCAAGCTGCGCTTGGCTGATCCTTTGGCGACTGATACCGCGCAATTCGATCTACCATCATCTTGCATTCTGGCCTGCGAACCTTTGGCCCTGCCGGTCAATTTCCGCCCATTGCCGCGCGCCGTGTCTGTGCGCTGGCAGCGCAACCATGCGCCGCTGTCCAATATCGCGGGGTCGGTTGCCGCCGCTGATCGGCAGCGCTTGGGCCAGGAAGGCAGCTTCGCGCGGGCGGAGAGCGCCTTAATCACGTCGCGCGTGGCGCAGCAACGGGAAGTCACTTTTCCCGGCGCTTACTGGAACGAAAGCGAAGCGCTGGCGCGGGCAGAAAAGTGGCGCACGCTGCTTGAAGCCGGGCCGCGCATGGTGCGGGTTGTGACTGACCGGCTGCTTGGCCAAATGGAAATCGGCCACATCGGGCGCATCACTTATCCGGCATTCGGGCTTGATAATGGCTTCGCGGGCGTTGTGGTCGGCTGGCGGGAAAGCCTATCGGCGCGGCGGCTTGAAATCACGCTATGGGGGGCAGGCTGATGCCGGCAGCGTTTCTCTATAACAACGTGGCGGCTGGTGCTGCGCTAACCAGCGCGCAGGCTACGGTGGCCAGTATGCCGGTCGGCAATTTGCAAGACCCGCAACCACGGCGCCGCGTGCGATTTGCATCGGGCACGGCCACGCTCGATGCTGACCTTTTGGCGGCGCGTGAAGTGGATTGCGTGGCGCTGATTTCCACCACGCTTTCCGCCAGCGCAACCATCCGCGTGCGCCTGGCCAATGTAGCGGATTTTTCAACCACGCTTTATGATTCCGGCACCATCGCGGCACATGCGAGCGATGAAGGCCAAGGCAACGTGATCCTGACGAAGCCAAACGCCTTTACAGTGCAGTATGTCAGAATTGACTTGGTTGACGGCGCGGTCAGCTTGATTGATGTGGGCGTCTTGGCGGTGGGCCATTTATGGCAAACTGAGCGCAGCATTGCCTACGGCATAGCAGAAGGGCGACTGATGCTTGACCGGCGCGACCGGAACACCTTTACTGGCGCAGAGTTTCCGGTCCCGGCTGTTATCAATCCACGCTATGTGCGGTTCACCTTGCCGGTTCTGTCAGACAGCGAGGTCCGCAACCAGCACCGCGAGCTTGTGCACCAGCTTGGCGCGGCGCGTGACGGGCTTGTGATCCCTGACACTGCTGACAGCCTTACCGAGCGCAACCGCCGCGCATTGTGGGGCGCGCTGAACGAGCCTGGCGGAAACGCTGGTACGGCTATGATGGCGTTCAACATCAATGAGCGCAGCTTTCTTGTGACGGAGCGAGTTTGATGAACGATGCCGACCGCCAAAAAATGCTGCACGCTCACGCGGCAGTCAAAGAGTATGGCGGGGTAAATGCCGCAGCAAAGGCCACGGGCGTTCCCTATAGCACCAAACGAAAATACTACAATCAAGCCATGGCCCAGCTTGGCTTGCCGGACGTGCGGCACAATCCTAGAAGCCTTGCCCACACGCCGCTTTCTGACGCGCCACAGGCCATTGCGAGCGAGTTGATCCTGAGCTTGCCGCCGATCCAGAACGGCACCGCGCTTGCCTTCTCAGATTGCCATTGGACAAGCCTTGTGCAGCCTTTGAGCCTGGCACATGAAGCCTTGCTTGCATTGGCGCGGCATTTACAGCCTGACTTTCTGTTTTGCGTTGGCGATGCGCTGGACATGGGCAGCACGTCACGCCATCCGCCTTTGATGTGGTCGGATGTCACAAAGCCAAAGGTCAAGGATGAACTCGCAGCCGGACAGACACACTTTCGCGATTTGCGCGAAGCGGCGGGTAATCCTGAGTGCTTTTGGATACGCGGCAACCATGATGACCGTTTTGACAAATACCTAGCAGCCCATGCGGCGGCGTTTGAAGGCATGGGCGCCTTTACGCTTGCGGATTGGTTCCCCGATTGGCGCATGTGCTGGCGCCTTGACGTGGGCGATAACGTGTCCTTTGTGCATCGTTTTCATAATGGCGTCCACGCCGGGTATAACAACGCCATGAAGTCAGCCCGCACGGTGATCAGCGGCGACACACACGCGCTCGAGGTGAAGCCCTGGAATAACTGGACGCGGCGCCTATGGGGCGTGCAATGCGGCATGATCGGCGATCCGGCTTGGCCATGCTTTAATTATCGGCTGGCGCAGCCTGGGCAGCAACAGCCGGGCTTTGTTGTCTTAACTTGGAAAGACGGCGAATTGATGACGCCGGAGCCGTGTGAGGTGGTGAGCGGCGCCGCATGGTTCCGGGGTGAGCCGGTTGCCGGGCGCGTCCGGGTGAAGGCTGGCCGTGGCTGATATTGCGGCGCGCATTGCCGGCGCGGAAGGCTGGCGCGACCAGCGCGACGCCATTGTGCGGGCCGCGATGACGCAACTGGCGCAGTCTGGCGCGGCGATAGATTTTCTGAGCCTGCAATTCGCGCTTGCGGCGGCGTTCAATGAAGCCGCTCAACAAGAACTGGCGCGGCAAGGCGCGGGCGTTGCCTGGGTAGTGCTGGCGCGTGACGCGAAACGATTGAGCGCACCATAGGAGCGAACATGACCGCAAGCCGAAAGCCGATTGAGAATGACCCTTTCAAAGCCGCGCTTCGCTTCCATGTGGAAGAGGCGATTGCGTCCGGCGCGCGGGTTGCGGTCTTGATTTGGGAGGGCGACAACGGAATTGAGGTCGCCACGGTGCCGCAATCGAAGGCGGTGGCGCGCGGGCTGGTTGACTACGCGCAAGAGGCCATTATGGCTGGCGAAACTGCAACGGAAGAGGAAGAGGAATAGACCGATGGCACCGTTACTTGCACTTGTCCCGGCGCTTTTGCCCGCGCTGGGCACGCTTATTGACCGGCTGATCCCTGACCGCGCGGCGGCTGAGAAAGCCAAGGCCGAGATGGAACAGCAACTTGTGACCGCCGCAAACGCGGCTGCAATGGCGCAGGTGGAAGTGAACAAGGTCGAGGCCGCGCATTCCAGCGTGTTTGTCGCCGGGTGGCGTCCTTCTATCGGCTGGGTATGTGCCGCCGGGCTGGCCTGGGCTTTCGTGGTCGCGCCAATCGCGTCCTGGGCGCTTCTGGTGCTGGGCGTTAAGGCCGAATTGCCGGCCATACAGTTTGACCACTTGTTTGAATTGGTCCTGGCCATGCTGGGCATCGGAGGCTTGCGGACCTTCGAGAAGCTGCGCGGGGTGGCGCGGTGATCTCCGCCCGCTGCGAATTGCGCTTGGCTGGGGTGCATCCTGATCTTGTGCGGGTGGTGCGGCGCGCGGATGAGGGCGGCGCGTTGTTCCGGGTGGTGGAAGGGCTGCGCTCACAAGAGCGTCAGCGCGACCTAGTGGCGTCTGGCGCATCGCAGACGATGGTCAGCCGGCACCTGACCGGGCACGCGGTGGACCTGGCCCCGGTGGTGGACGGCGCCGTGTCCTGGGACTGGGAGCATTTCTTCCCGCTTGCCGACGCCATTGCGGACGCGGCGCGCAAAGAGGGCGTGCCCCTTATCTGGGGCGGCGCTTGGGGGCGGCCGGTGTATGATTGGCCGAAGGGCGGCGCTAAGTCCGCGCAGGATGCCTATGCGGCGGAACGGCGCGCGGCGGGGCGCAAACCGTTCCTTGACGGGCCGCACTTTGAGTTGCCGGCGGCGGTCTATCCGGCGGGGTGAACTTTCACGCCATGCTTCAAGGTTGCCACGATGCTGGTCCGCGCTGGTGGTGTAGTGCTGCACCATACTGAGGCTGCGATGCCCGGTCACGGACGCGATTTCATGCACAGTGCATCCGGCTTCAGCCAAGCGGCGCGCGGCGGCCTTGCGCAGCCCGTGAACATTCAGCCCCGGCGGCAGGCCGATCCGCTGTAAGTCCTTTGTCATTTCCCCTGACAGCCGCGCCCCGTCGCGCCAAGCCCCGCCCCGTGGTGCGGTCAATATCTGGACGCTCGCGCGCTCCGCTTTCCAGGCTTCTAATTCCGCCCGCAATTCCGGGTGAACGGGCAGAATCAGCACCGCGCCAGTCTTAGCTTGCCTAAGCCGGATTGTGGCGCCGTCATACGCGGCCCATGTCATGCTGATAAGATCGCCCCGGCGCTGCCCGGTATGCAGGCCAAGCACTACAACGCGCCGCAAGTCTTCCCTTAAATTCGCCAAAGCGTGGGAAATTTGCGCGTCATTCCAAGCGGGCAAGCTACCGCGCGGGAGTAGCCTAATTCCGGCCGCTGGGTTGTTCTCGATCCATTCCCGGTCAAGCGCAAACCGGAAAAGAACCGATGCAGTTTGAATGAAGGCGTTGGCCGCGCCCGGCCCGCGTGTCTCGGCCATTGCGTCGCGCGCTGCTAGAATGTCACGGCGGCGGATGGCCCCGACCGGCGTGTCGGCTATTTTCAGCCACGGTTTAAGGTAGGTTAAAAGCTGCGCTTGCGTGACTTTGGCCCTGACGCCCCATTCGGGGCTGGCCTGGAACGCCCGCATTAAGGCGCGTATCGTGTCGCCTTCTGCGGGCTTATCTGGCGCCTTCCACGCGGGATAGTGATACTCGCGCACTGTGCCGTCCGCCAGGCGCTTCCTGACGGTTCTTCCGGCTTTTGGCGGCGTCTTTGAAAATGGCTTGGGCAAGGTCTGGCCCTCCCTGTTGGGATGCTACCTCAAACCCCATAATGGCGTCCACATCAAGCGACCACCAGCGCGGGTTGCGGGGGCCGAGTGCATGGCTGGGCTTGGGAAGCTTGCCGGCGCGTTGCAGGCGCGGCAGGCGGTCAACGCGCTCGCTGATGTATTCCGCTAGGGCCTCGCGGTCCAGCCAGCGGGCGGAGGGGTGGAGGCGGTCAGTCATGCGCGGCCGCCCTTGCCCGTAGCGCAGCGGCGACTTCTTTATAGAATGCGCCAAATGGCGGCGGCACATTCTTTTTGCCGTCCCGGTCGCGCCACCAAGCGCGCTTTTCGTTCCCGCGCTTTTCGAATGTCCAGCCGAGTGCGTATGCGATGTCTGAATCAAGCACGCGGTCCGGCGCGGCTGCCTGTTCGCAGCGGTCGGCAAGGGCTAGGAGGGTGGCGGCGTCAGTCATTGGTTT